TGATATCCATACAGTCAACCAAACGGCGGCTGAGTTGCCAACACGTGATAACGCCAAGACATTCATCTACGGTTTCCTCTATGGTGCTGGAGACGAAAAGATTGGACAGATTGTGGGCGCAGGTAAGGAACGCGGAAAGGAACTCAAGAAGAAATTCCTTGAGAACACCCCGGCAATCGCAGCGTTGCGTGAAGGAATCCAACAGACCCTCGTCGAGTCATCCCGATGGGTCGCCGGAGAGCAGAAAGTCAAGTGGAAACGACGCTGGATTAAGGGACTGGATGGAAGAAAGGTACACGTTCGGTCACCACATGCCGCGCTCAACACGTTGCTTCAGTCAGCGGGTGCGCTTATTTGTAAGCTGTGGATTGTCGAGACTGAAGAGTTGCTTCTTAAAGCAGGATTGAAGCACGGATGGGATGGCGACTTCGCCTACATGGCGTGGGTTCACGATGAAATACAAGTGGCCTGCCGGACCACAGAGATTGCACAGCAGGTGATTGACATCGCCCAACAAGCTATGCGTAACGTTGGGGAACACTTTAAGTTCCGTTGCCGTCTGGATACAGAAGGTAAGATGGGTCCGAACTGGGCCGTATGTCACTAATAATACAGGAGATTTATCATGGCTATTACCAAGCGTTTCAAAGTGACCTTTGAGGTCACCAGCGTCATTGACAGCGAGTCCGAGAAGAACCTGAGCGAGACCGTTCTGCGTGTTGCACGGATGGTTGCCAAGGGTGAGAAGGTGGACAACTTCAAGCTGGGCTTCCTTGAGGCAGCTCTCAATGGTGGGCCTGACGAAGCCGCAGCATACTGCATTCGACACGGTCTGCGCTCAATGGTCAAAGAGGCCCATGACGACCTTTCGTTTAACGAGAAGAAACTTATGCGCTTCTCCCCAGCAATCGTGAGGGTGACCAAGTGAGCGAGTATCTCAAAGTTCTGGCGGCCCTCAAGGGCTGCCCTAAGTCCTTCCAGTCGAACTACGTGCGCAACAACGCTGCGTTAGTCGCTGAGGCTGCGAGCCGTGGTCATATTTCGTGTCTGACCATGAGTGGTCGTAATGGTGGCGCTTGGGAGATTACCAGTGCCGGAGTGAAATTCCTTAAGACCCATGGAGGTTGCTTATGAAGGACTTTTTAGGCCAAGAGGTATCAGTAGGTGACCGCGTGGTAATTACCTCGTATGGTGGCTACGGGCTGTCTAAAGGTACCATTGAGAAGATAAACCCAAAGACCGTAGTGGTGCGCACAAGCCCCGGAGAGTACGGGACAACTCGTAAGGGACCCGAGTATTTCGTAAAGATTCAGGAGGCGACCAGTGAGTAAGCACACATTGTTATCCTTCAGCGACTACCGGGCGACCCAGAAGATTGCCAAGGGTGTCCTTGTGATGGATGGTGACTGGCTGGTGTTCCAAGCCATGAGCGCCGCTGAGTTCGATGCCTCGTGGGAGGAAGAGATTTGGCACCGTTGCTGTGACCACGCCAAGGCCCGCGAGATTCTGGAGAACTCCATCGAGTCCTACAAGGGCCGCAAGAAGGCATGGAAGAATGCCGACGTTGTCCTAGCGTTCACCGACCGTGTCAACTGGCGCAAGCTGCTGGTGGACCCAACGTACAAAGAGAACCGAGCAGTCGTCAAGAAGCCTGTGGGTTACTTCGAGTTCCTTGAGTACGTCTTCGAGACCTACACGTGCGTACTTGAGCCTCAGCTTGAGGGTGATGACGTGATGGGCATCATCGGGTCTAACCCTCTCGTGTACAACTACGAGAAGGCCGTACTGGTCTCCTGTGACAAGGACTTTAAGACCATCCCGGATTGCGACTTCCTGTGGTGTACGACTGGTAACATCCTCGTGCAGACTCGGGAGACCGCCGACTACTGGCACCTCTTCCAGACTATCAAAGGTGACATCACCGATGGCTATGGTGGCATCCCCGGTTGGGGCGATACCGCTGAGGACTTCCTCAAGGAACCCTTCATTGTTGAGCCTGTAACGTCCGTGCTGAAGTCCGGCAAGAACAAGGGCCAAGAGGTAACCAAGTGGGTGAAACGCGCTCCTGAGCCGGGAGAGACGCTCTGGGACTGCATCAAGTCCATTGGTGCCAAAGCAGGGATGACCGAAGCGGAAGTAATCAAGCAGGGCCAGATGGCTCGCATCCTCCGTTCTGATGAGTACAACATCGAGACTGGGGAGATTACTCTATGGCAACCGGGCAGCTGATTCTCATCGTCCTGACCATGGGCTTAGTCGCTCGTGGTCTCTGGATGTTGGCCTTGATTATCAAGCAGATAGTTGAGCATAAACCAGAGTGATAAACTCATGGGCACAATTAGGACCCACTATAGGGAAGTGCCCATTATGATTATTACTTAAAGATTACTTAAAGAGGAGACTCAAATGTTAAAACCTATAGAGCACATCCTTAACAATCCTAATGACCTTCCTGACGTACCGCGAGCTGTCAAGGAGTACCTACAGTCTCGCTTCAATGCTGACTTCCTGTATCAGTCAGAGGTCCGTAAGCTGCGTGAGGCTGGCCACAGTGAGGAGTTCATCTCCGGTGTACTGTATGGTCACTACATGGCTTCTCGTGTCCTTGACGAGATGGAGGGTCGTCAGCGTGCACTCAAAGAAGGAGATTGATTATGTGTTTCTCACCTAAGATGAAAGCACCTAAGGTCGACACAACGACTGTCCCTGAGCCAGCGCCACTAACGGAGGAACCTAAGGGTATCCAGTACGGTGGTGACGAGGACTCAAACAGCACCACTCCTGAGGTGTCAGGCCGTAAGTCACTTAAGGTGGCCAAGACGACCGAGCCTACAGGGTCAGTCAGTAAAATCCGTAAGTCAGCTTTAGGAGGCTAACATGGGACTGTTCAAGAAAATCAAGAAGGCTATCTCCAAGGTAGTCAAAGCACCACTTAAGGCTGTAGGTCTTGCAGCAGATGCACCTAACGTGCAGACAGCCGCTGAGACACCTGTGGCAGCACCTCAGGAAGCACCGAAAGAGGTCGTGGAGGACGTTGAGTCTTCAGCAGACACTGAGTCTGGTAAGAAGAAATCCCGAGCGTCCGGCAAGAAGTCCCTCTCAGTTTCCCGCAGCTCAGGCGGTGGGATTAACCTGTAAGGAGGTGACCCGTGGCAGAAGTTAAACTCGAAGGCTTCGCAGAGGAGGGAGCCAAGGCGGTATACGACCGTCTGAAGAACGACCGACAGCCTTACGAGACACGAGCAGAGTCCTGTGCGCAGTACACGATTCCCTCGCTGTTCCCTAAGGACTCCGATAACGCATCAACCGATTACACGACTCCGTGGCAATCCGTAGGTGCTCGCGGCCTGAACAACCTAGCGTCCAAGCTGATGCTGGCCCTGTTCCCGATGCAGTCATGGATGAAGTTGACCATTAGTGAATACGAAGCGAAGAACCTTCTGGGTGACGCTGAGGGTCTCGCTAAGGTCGATGAGGGCCTCTCAATGGTAGAGCGCATCATCATGAACTACATCGAGTCCAACAGTTACCGAGTGACGCTCTTTGAGTGCCTGAAGCAGCTGTGTGTGGCCGGGAACGCGCTGCTGTACTTACCGGAGCCTGAGGGTTATACCCCGATGAAGCTCTATCGTCTGAACTCGTATGTGGTACAGCGAGACGCTTTCGGTAACGTACTCCAGATTGTTACTCTCGACAAGATTGCGTTCAACGCTCTCCCTGAGGATGTCCGCAGCCAAGTGGAAGCGGCCCAAGGCGAGCAGAAGGAAGACGCTGAGATTGACGTCTACACCCACGTGTACCTGAACGAAGCCGGGGATGGCTACTCGAAGTACGAAGAGGTCGCCGAAGAGGTGGTTCCGGGAAGCGAGGCTGAGTACCCGCTCGAAGAGTGTCCGTACATTCCGGTACGCATGGTCCGCATCGACGGTGAATCCTACGGTCGTTCCTACGTGGAAGAGTATCTGGGCGACCTCAAGTCCCTAGAGAACCTCCAAGAGTCCATCGTGAAGATGGCCATGATTACCGCTAAGGTTATCGGTCTGGTAGACCCGGCAGGTATCACTCAGGTCCGCCGACTCACGGCAGCACAGTCTGGTGCGTTCGTACCGGGCCGTAAGCAGGACATTGAGTTCCTCCAGCTGGAGAAGTCAGGTGACTTTACCGTAGCGAAGAACGTAAGCGACACCATTGAGGCTCGCCTCTCGTATGCCTTTATGCTCAACAGTGCGGTACAACGTACGGGCGAGCGTGTCACAGCCGAAGAGATTCGGTACGTGGCGTCAGAGCTGGAAGATACCCTTGGTGGTGTCTACTCGATTCTCTCGCAGGAACTCCAGCTGCCTCTGGTAAGAGTGCTCTTGAAGCAACTACAAGCCACGCAGCAAATCCCGGAGTTACCTAAAGAGGCCGTCGAGCCAACTATCAGCACTGGCCTTGAGGCTATCGGACGTGGTCAGGACCTTGACAAGCTGGAGCGCTGCATTAACGCGTGGTCAGCCCTTAAGGCCCTCGAAGGTGATGATGACCTCAACTTGGCTAACCTCAAGTTGCGCATCGCTAACGCTATCGGACTCGACACAGCTGGTATGCTTCTCACTCAGGAGCAGAAGAATGCCCTTATGGCGCAGCAAGGTGCTCAGATTGCTACACAGCAAGGTGCCGCAGCGCTGGGTCAAGGGATGGCCGCACAGGCTACTTCAAGTCCTGAAGCGATGGCCGCAGCAGCTGATTCAGTCGGTATGCAACCGGGCATGTAATTAGGGCACACTATAGGGAGACACATCCAGATTGAATGAGGTCTGGTCAGAAGGTTCGAGTCCTTCGTGTTTCCCTCTTAGTCTTAACTTTAAGGAGATTGAAATGGCTGGCGAATCTAACGCAGACGTATACGCATCCTTCGGTGTTAACAGTGCTGTACTGACTGGTAGCACACCTGAGGAGCACCAAGAAAACATGTTGGCACTCGATGTTGCTGCCCGTGATGGCGATGATGCAATCGAGCTGAACACCAACAGTGATGACCCGTATGGCTCCGATGTGGACCCGTTCGGTGAACCTGAAGAGGGCCGTATGCAGGTCCGTATCTCCGCTGACGGTTCAGACGAACAGGATGGCGAAGAGGGTTCTGAAGAAGAACAGCAGGGCGACGAAGAGGGTCAGCTGGAGGAAGTAACCGACAATGGTGAACCTGAAGAGTTCAAACCGATTGGTGAAACTCCGGCTGACATCAACGAAGCCTCTCAGCAGCTGGAAGAACACGAAGCTGGCTTTAACGACATGGTTACCACTGCAATCGAACGCGGTCTCTCACAGGATGCTGTGACCCGTATTCAGCAGGAGTACCAGAACGAAGACCGCTTGTCGGATGAGTCCTACAAAGAGTTGGCTGAGGCTGGCTACAGTAAGGCGTTCGTCGATGCGTACATTCGCGGTCAAGAAGCTCTTGTCAACCAGTACGTTGAGAAAGTGATGGACTTTGTGGGTGGCCGTGAGCGCTTCCAACAGGTCTATACCCACATGCAGACCAATAACCCTGAGGGTGCCGAGGCGCTCATCAAGGCTTTTGAGTCTCGTGATGTGGCCACCATGAAGACGATTCTGAACCTAGCGGGACAGTCTCGTGATAAAACCTTTGGTAAGAAGGCTGAGCGCTCTATTGCCAAGCGTGCAACCCCAGCGAAACCTGTGGCCCGTAAAGCTGAAGGCTTCGAGTCTCAAGCTGAGATGATTAAAGCGATGTCCGACCCGCGCTATCGCACTGACTCTAAGTATCGTCGTGAGGTGGAACAGAAGGTTATCGACTCTAAGTTTTAATTAGGGCCCACTATAGGGAGACCGCGCATTCACATAAAGTGGTCGCATCCGTCTCCCTTCGAGTTACACAATGAGTATCACCTCGTTTCAAGTAGTACCTCAAAACATTTCGTATAAACAACATAAGGAGATTCAACATGGCTAACATGCAAGGTGGACAGCAGCTCGGTACTAACCAAGGTAAAGGTCAATCCGCAGCAGACAAGCTGGCGCTATTCCTGAAAGTATTCGGCGGTGAAGTCCTGACCGCATTCGCTCGCACCTCTGTGACCTCTAACCGTCACATGCAGCGTCAAATCAGCTCCGGTAAGTCCGCACAGTTCCCTGTGATTGGTCGCACCAAGGCTGCTTACCTGCAACCGGGCGAGTCTCTGGATGACAAACGTAAAGACATCAAGCACACCGAGAAGACCATTAACATTGATGGCCTGCTGACTGCTGACGTTCTGATCTACGACATCGAAGACGCGATGAACCACTATGATGTGCGCTCCGAGTACACCTCTCAGATTGGTGAATCTCTGGCGATGGCAGCTGATGGTGCGGTACTGGCTGAGCTGGCTGGTCTGGTTAACCTCGCTGATTCAGTCAACGAGAACATTGCTGGTCTGGGCAAACCGTCCCTGCTGGAAGTTGGTGCTAAGGCTGACCTGACCGACCCAGTCAAGCTGGGCCAAGCGGTTATCGCTCAGCTGACCATTGCTCGTGCAGCTCTGACCAAGAACTACGTTCCGGCTAACGACCGTACGTTCTACACCACCCCGGACGTGTACTCTGCGATTCTGGCGGCTCTGATGCCTAACGCTGCGAACTATGCGGCTCTGATTGACCCTGAGCGTGGTTCTATCCGTAACGTGATGGGCTTCGAAGTCGTAGAGGTTCCGCACCTGACCGCTGGTGGTGCTGGTGATGACCGCCCGGATGAAGGCGAAGAAGCGACCAACCAGAAGCACGCCTTCCCGGCAACTGGCGGTAAAGTCAACAAAGATAACGTTGTGGGCCTGTTCCAGCACCGTTCCGCTGTTGGTACCGTTAAGCTGAAAGACCTCGCTCTGGAACGTGCTCGCCGCGCCGAGTATCAGGCTGACCAGATTATCGCTAAGTACGCGATGGGTCACGGCGGTCTGCGTCCAGAATCTGCTGGTGCGCTGGTTTTCAAGGAGGCCTCAGCGTAAATACCTTTAGTGCTCGGATGGTAACCCAGTCTGAGTATGAGGTGCAGACTGTAGCTATTAATGGTGATTCGCTTAAGGTAGCACTCGATGGGCTGGAAGGAGTAACGGATTGGTCAAGCCTTGAGGTAACCTATGGTACTTCAGGGATTGCCAGCCACACTCGCCGTACCAACACGCTGTACTTCAAAGGAATCGCTGTAGGCGAAACTCTAGTGACTGTCAGCTTTGACGGGTCTGAAATGAAGTCCTTTAAGCTGGTCGTGACTAACTAATAAGCCAAACCCCTTGGGGACCACTCACGGTCTCTGAGGGGTTTTTTCGTTAGGAGCTTACAATATGAACATGCAAGATGCTTACTTTGGGTCTGCCGCTGAGCTGGATGCTATCAACGAGATGCTCGCAGCTATCGGTGAATCCCCGGTTACCACCCTTGACGAAGATGGTAGCGCAGACGTAGCGAACGCTCGTCGTATCCTCAACAGGATTAACCGCCAGATTCAGTCTAAGGGTTGGGCCTTCAATATCAATGAGTCAGCAACATTGACCCCGGATACCAACACAGGGCTTATCCCATTCCGTCCGGCATACCTGTCCATCCTCGGTGGTCAGTACGTTAACCGTGGTGGTTGGGTGTATGATAAGTCCACAGGCACAGACACCTTCTCTGGACCAATCACGGTGACCCTGATTACCCTTCAGGATTACGACGAGATGCCCGAATGTTTCCGCCAGTGGATTGTCACCAAGGCCAGCCGCCAGTTCAACTCTCGGTTCTTCGGAGCGGAGGACGTAGAGAACTCGCTGGCACAGGAAGAGATGGAAGCGCGGATGGCCTGCAACGAGTACGAGATGGACTTCGGTCAGTACAACATGCTCGACGGCGACGCATACGTACAGGGCCTCATCGGTCGTTAATCAGAAACTTAAGGAGGACCAAATGGCTCTCGTATCACAATCAATCAAGAACCTCAAGGGAGGCATTAGCCAGCAGCCTGAAATCCTACGGTACCCAGAGCAGGGTTCGCTTCAGGTCAACGGTTGGTCCTCCGAGACTGAGGGTCTCCAGAAGCGACCACCTATGGTGTTCATCAAGTCCTTAGGAGGACGCGGATATCTTGGGGAGGACCCCTACATTCACCTAATCAACCGCGATGAATACGAGCAGTATTACGCCGTGTTCACAGGGAATGACGTTCGGGTATTCGACCTGTCCGGCTACGAGTATCAGGTCCGTGGCGACCGCTCTTACGTGACCGTCAATAACCCTAAGGATAACTTGCGGATGGTCACCGTGGCCGACTACACGTTCATCGTGAATCGCACAAGACAGGTCCGGGAGAGTCAGAACCTCACCAATGGTGGGACCTTCAGGGATAACGTGGACGCCCTCATTAACGTTCGTGGTGGGCAGTATGGTCGCAAGCTCGAAGTGAACATTAACGGCGTGTGGGTTAGCCACCAGCTCCCTCCGGGCGATAACGCTAAGGAAGACCCACCTAAGGTGGACGCGCAGGCTATCGCTGAGGCCCTAGCGACTCTTCTAAGAACGGCACACCCTACATGGACGTTCAACGTGGGAACAGGTTTCATTCACTGCGTCGCTCCAGCAGATACCACCATTGACATCTTGGAGACGAAGGATGGCTATGCGGACCAGCTGATTAACCCAGTGACCCACTACGTCCAGAGCTTCTCTAAGTTACCCCTGAACGCACCAGATGGGTATATGGTGAAGATTGTCGGGGACACATCCAAGACCGCCGACCAGTATTACGTTAAGTACGACAAGAGTCAGAAGGTCTGGAAGGAAACTGTTGGGTGGAACATCTCGATAGGACTGGATTACACCACGATGCCTTGGACCCTTGTCAGGGCAGCTGACGGAAACTTTGACCTAGGGTATCACGATTGGAAGGACCGACGTGCTGGCGACGAGGATACCAACCCTCAGCCATCCTTTGTGAACTCGACGATAACTGATGTGTTCTTCTTCAGGAACCGATTAGGGTTCATCTCTGGGGAGAACATCGTGATGTCCCGTACCAGCAAGTACTTCGAGTTCTACCCACCGTCAGTGGCCAACTACACGGACGATGACCCGCTGGATGTTGCTGTGAGTCATAACCGAGTGTCGGTCCTAAAGTACGCTGTGAGCTTCGCTGAGGAGCTTCTACTGTGGTCTGATGAGGCACAGTTCGTCCTGTCGGCCAACGGTGTGTTATCCGCTAAGACTGCACAGCTGGACCTGACCACCCAGTTCGACGTGTCAGACCGTGCTCGTCCTTACGGTATCGGTAGGAACATCTACTATGCGTCTCCTCGCAGCTCCTTTACGTCCATCATGCGCTACTACGCGGTACAGGATGTAAGCTCTGTGAAGAACGCAGAGGACATGACGGCCCACGTCCCGAACTACATCCCGAACGGTGTGTACAGCATCAACGGGTCTGGTACGGAGAACTTCGCGTGTGTACTGACCAAGGGCGCTCCCAGCAAGGTGTTCATCTACAAGTTCCTCTACATGGATGAGAACATCCGCCAACAGTCGTGGTCTCACTGGGACTTCGGGGACGGTGTGGAGGTGATGGCCGCAAACTGCATCAACTCGACGATGTACATGCTGATGCGGAACTCCTACAACGTGTGGATAGCTGCTGTGGACTTTAAGAAGAACTCTACGGACTTTCCGTTCGAGCCTTACCGATTCCACGTTGACGCCAAGCGGTCATACCACATCTCAGAGACTGCGTATGACATTGAGACGAACCAGACGGTAGTGAACGTCAAGGACATCTACGGTGCGTCGTTCTCTAAGGGTACCGTGGCAATCTGCGAGAGTGACGGAAAAATCACCGAGTACGAGCCAACGGGTTCCTCTTGGGATTCAACCCCAGACATCCGCATTAGCGGTGACATTTCCGGTAAGGATATTGTCATCGGGTTCCTGTACGACTTCCAGTATGTGTTCAGTCGGTTCCTCATCAAGCAGGAACAGAACGACGGGACAACGTCGACGATGGACTCTGGTCGTCTACAGCTGCGTAGAGCTTGGGTGAACTATCAGGACACTGGTGCGTTCACTGTGAGCGTCGATAACGGTAGCCGTGAGTTCAACTATCTGGTCGACGCCCGAGTGGGTTCTACTGGTCTACGTCTGGGCCAGAAGGCCACGACCACTGGTCAGTATCGTTTCCCGGTGACAGGTAACGCACTGTATCAGAAGGTGTCCTTGAGTTCCTTCAACGCTTCCCCTGTGTCAATCATTGGGTGTGGCTGGGAGGGGAACTATACCAACCGCGCCAGCGGTATTTAAATGAACGTCTCCCTGTGGTGTGCTCAATTAGGGCACACTATAGGGAGACCACACTAAGAGGGGACTTAAAGCATGTACATAAGAAACACGGTAAGTAATGACTTTGATTTGTTCGTCCCGGCCTACCATGACGTACTTGAGGCACAGGCCATGGGTATAGAACCATCGTTCCCAGCGGTTACTGAGTGTGTCACGTTAGACCACGATGGTTTTCCTTTGGCTATAGGTGGACATTGCGGAGACCAGTGCTGGTTCGTCACGAGTGACCAAGTGTGGAGACTCGACAGGGCTGGTAAACTGGAGTTCCGTGAGAGAATCATGGAGTACAGGGACATGTTATTAAATGTTTATCCATCCCTGTGGAACTTCGTGTGGGTCGGCAACGGTCCCCATAAGCGGTTCCTTAAGTCCATCGGTGCTGTATTCCATGAGGAGTACACTCAGGGTGGGAAGTTCCAACTGTTCACCATAACTAGGAGGTAACTATGTGCTGGATGGCAGCTATTCCTATCGCAATGACGGCGGTGCAGGCCATCGGTCAGTCACGCAATGAAGCAAAGATGATTGGCCTTCAGAATGACCAGATGCGCCGACAGTCTGCCCAGATGATTAAAGAGTCAAACATTCAGAACGCTAACGCCAGCCTTGAGCAGAAGCAGAAGCTGGAAGAAGCCAGTGCGGACCTGACCGCTAAGAATCTAGATAAGGTTCAGGCCATGGGTACTATTCGTGCGGCAATCGGAGAGGGAAACCTTGAGGGTAACAGCATGGACCGTATCAGTCGAATCGAAGAGGGCAAGTTCATTCGGGAGGCCAACGCGGTCACCGATAACTACCGCCGAGACTATGCGTCACTGTTCGCTCAGCAGCTGGGTAACTCTGAGTCGACTATTGACCAAGTTAAGTCCATGCAGAAGGCTGAGGGCAAAGGTAAGTCTAAGCTGGAGCAGGTACTAGACCCGCTGGCGCTGATGACATCACAGGGTACATCCGCGTATGCTTCTGGTGCGTTCGATAGCAAGGGCACCAAGGCTCCAATTAGTCAGGCCCAAGGTACTAAGGTAGGAGGTAAGTAATGGCCAGTAAATTAGAACAAGCACTAAGCCAACTGCCGCAGGCCGGGTCTACCCGTATCCGTGGCGGCTCAGCGTCAATGCAGTATCGCCCGGTGACCATCCAACAGGAAGGGTTCCGGCAGTCCAACCTAGTGCAGTCCTTGGCGAAGTTTGGGACAGCAGTGGGTGAAGCAGCGGACGCATACGACAAGCGCCAGCGAGACAAGGCTGACGAGCGGTCCGATGAGATTATCCGTAAGTTGACCCCTGAGCAGCGCCGAGAGGCAATCAAGAATGGGACCCTGCTGTATCAGGATGACCCGTACGCTATGGAGGCCCTACGGTTCAAGACTGGCCGTAACGCTGCGTTCCTCATTGACGACGAAGTAGCACAGCGCGTACAGAACGGTGAGTTCCGAACTCGTGCTGAGATGGAAGAGTACCGCCACAAACGGTTGACCGAAGGTGCCAATGAGTTCGCTGAACAGTTCATGATTAACCCTGAGGACTCTGAGTTCCAGAGAGGGTTCAACGCGAACATCACTGAGCGTAACATCTCGCTGTACGGTAAGCACGATACGTTCCTGAGCGAGCAAGCCCAGAAGGGAGCCATACTGGCATCGAAGGTGGAGCTGTCAGGCGTACTCAAAGACCCAGCCGTTCTGGCACGTCCAGAGTCCGGTGAGTTCTTCCAGCGCTACATCGACAACGCAATTAAGACCGGGAGTATCCCTAGCGACGCTCAGGCACAGCAGGTCATCATCGGGTCCCTTAACGACGTCATCCAGCGTCCGGGTGCGACCAACTTCCTCCAGAGCCTTGCAGACCGTCCGGTTACCCTCAACGGGAAGACCTCGACATACAAGGAGCTGATGGGGGAGGAGCAGTGGAATGCCCTGATGGTCAAGGCCCAGTCGACTCAGTTCGACAATGACGCTAAGTTGTCCGAAGGTTTCCGCCTTGGGATTACCAGCGCGTTGAACCAAGACGACACCAGCAAGGGCTGGGAGATGCTTCAGGGTGCCAAAGCTGAACTTGACCGTCTACAGCCCGGTGAGCAGATGACCCCAGAGCGTGAGCGTTTGATTCAGGCTGAGGAGCAGATGCAGGCCCGTTTCCGTCAGGAGGCCCAAGCGGCAGCCAAGGAGATGGACAAGCGTCAGAAGACCATCAACAAGAATCAGGTCATTGACCAGCAGTTCACCAAGCGTATCAACGGTCAGTACGTGTCCACCAGCTACAAGGACATGCCGACCAACGAGAACACTGGCGAGTTCACTCACAGTGACATGGTGAACTACGCTAACGGTAAGCTGGCTGAGATTGACCAGATGCAGCTCACGGAGCAACAGAAGGACCGCATGAAGCTGAGCTACCTACGGGCAGACTCAGAGGGTGGAGCCTTCCGTACCGTTGTGGGCCAGATGGTAACCGACGCTGGGTCTGAATGGTCTGCCGCTGTGATTAACGGTAAATTACCGGAGGACACCACAGCGTTGAACAAACTGCGCACCATGCGTAACACCGACCCTGACCTATTCGCTGCGCTGTATCCTGACAAGGCTGAGCTGTTCCTGACACTTGACATGATGGATAAGCAGGGGATTGACCCTCAGATTCTCATCGACGCTGACCGTTCCCGCCGCAGCCTGACAAAAGAGATGCAGTATGAGGACGACAAAGCGTGGGCGGCACTGAAGAACAATTCCCAGTCCCCAGAACTGTCCCGCATTCCAGCCAGTCTTGATGCTATGGCCAGAAAGATGTATGACAGCGTCAAGTATCGCACAGGCAACAGTGACATGGCTATGGAGCAGGTCGATAAGTTCCTCAAGGAATCCACTGTGACCTTCAAAGGTGATGACGTGGATGGTGATACCATTGGTATTATCCCGAAGAACATCCTACAGGTCAGTGATGACCCTAAGAGCTGGGAGCAGGGCCGAGACATCCTCGAAGAAGCCCGTAAGGGAATCATCGCGGCTAACCCTTGGGTGACCAACAAGCAGCTGACGATGTACCAGCAGGGTGACTCTATCTACATGATGGACACCACTGGTACTGTACGCATCCGATACGACAAGGAGCTACTGACCCGTACCTATCAGGAACAGCAGCAGCGTCTGGCTAAGGAAGCCGAAGAGAAGGCACTGAAGGAAGCAACCAAGCGTGCACCTATCTCCGCAGCCACTCAGGCCCGTAAGGCCGCTGGTGAGCGTGTCCGTGCGAAACGTAAAGCCACTCCGAAGTTCATCTATGGAGGTGGTGACCAATAACCATTAAGGAGACAACATGAGCTACGATAAGTCCAAACCTAGCGATTACGATGGCATTTTCCAGAAGGCAGCAGACTCTCATGGGGTCTCCTATGACCTCCTGCGTAAGTTATCGTTTAACGAATCCAGCTTCAACCCTAAGGCCGTCTCTAAGACTGGCCCTAAGGGCATCATGCAGTTCACTCGCAACACGGCCCGCTCGATGGGCCTTAACGTGACAGACGGTGACGACGATGGGCGCTACAACCCAGAGTTAGCCATTGACGCTGGCGCTAAGCTGCTTGCAAGTCTCGTCAAGAAGTACAACGGGGATGAGCTGAAAGCTGCCCTAGCGTACAACCAAGGGGAAGGCCCAGCGGGTGCCCCTCAGCTTCAGGCGTACGACAAGGGCGACTTCGGGTCTATCTCGGAGGAAGGCCGTAACTACATGCGGAAGCTGCTGGATGTGGCCAAGAGTCCGAACTCAGGCGCTCTGGAAGCGTTCGGTGGTATCACCCCAAAGGGTAAAGGGATTCCCGCAGAGGATGCCTTCAAGGGCATCGCTAAGGCTGGAAAGGTTGGTACCGAACTGCCGGAGTCCCATGGGTTCGACATTGAGGGTGTAGCGCAGGAAGCACCAAACACTCCATACGCTAAGGACTTCTGGGAGAAGACCGGGACGACTCTCGACGAGTATAACTCTCGGTCAACCTTCTTCGGGTTCGGTGATGCTGCCGATGCTCAGATTCAGAACTCCACATTAGGTGTGGCCTTCCGTGCTGCGCGAGCCGACGATGGGTACGATGTGTTCAAGGACACGATGACCCCGACTCGCTGGAACTCTTATGTTCCCTCCAAGGAAGACCTACAGAAGCTGCGCGACTCTGGGTTACCTCCAAGTTACTACGGTGTGGTGACTGGTGGTGACGGTGAGAACTGGGACGCACTCATCAAGCTGGCCAAGGATAACTTCGAGGCTGACCAACGGGCCGCTGAGGCTGGTACTGGTGCGAAACTCGCTGCTGGTATCGTTGGTGCTGGTGTAGACCCGCTCAGCTATGTACCTCTGGTCGGTGTGGCCGGGAAGGGACTCAAGGTGGTCAATAAGGCCCTGCGAGTGGGTTCACAGGCTGGAGCACTCAGTGTTGCCTCTGAGGGAATCCGTACGTCAGTAGCTGGTGGCGAAGCTCACTACGCTGATGCAGCACTCGGTGGGTTACTGTTCGGAGCTGGTATGTCTGCCCTTAGTGACGCTGTGGCCGCTGGTATCCGTAAGGCACGTGGAGTAGACTCTGTGAATGAGTTCGCTGGTCCAGCACTTCGTATGGAAGCGCGAGAGACTGCCATCAACACTGGTGGTCACGACACCTCGACGCTACCTCCAGAGAACTTCTCGTTCGAGCAGAACCACAGAGGTGTTCCGTTTGCCGACCACCCGACCGAAGAGGGCGCAGTGGTTCTGGCCAATGGTTCCATCCTGAGTGACACCAACCCGCTTAACCCGAGGACTCAACGTGACTTCGCAGAGATTGACCCAGAGCGTGCAGCTCCCGGTATCAAGCTCGGTGGGTTCACTGAGATTGGCCTGAAGACCTTAGGGTCCAAGGACGCAGGTGTTCGCGCAATCGCTCAGGACCTCGTGCGCTCACCTACAGGGATGCAATCAGGGTCTAGTGGTAAGTTTGGTGCGACCGCTTCGGACATCCACGAGCGTCTCCACGCGACTGACCAACGGATGTACAATCAGCTGTACGACGCTGTCGACCGTGCCATGAAGGACCCAGAGTTCTCCGTGGGCGAGCAGAAGATGTCTCGTAGAGCCATCCGTCAGGAAGTCTACAAGCGTGCGGCCTTGGCGATTGAGCGTCCAGAGTTACAGGCTGATTTGACCAAAGGTGAACGTGAGGTGATGGACCTGATGAAAGAGCACTTCGACACCAAGCGTGAGCTGATGGAACAGCCGGGTATCTTCGGCAACGCTAACGCAGTGAGCATCTTCCCCGGTAGTCGACACAAGGGTACATACGTGCCTAACGTGTACGACAGGGGTGCTAAGGAACTGATGGTGCAGAAGCTGGGTGGACCTGAAGGACTCCAACAGGCAATCGCTCAGAGCTGGCTCACCAGTTACCGAGTGCGGCCTGAGGTCAAGGCACGTGTCGACGAGTACCTGATGGAACTCAACGGCTACAAGTCGGTAGACCAAGTGACACCTGAGGTAGTCCAGAAGCACGCCATGGATAAGGCGTACGGTATCAGCCACACTGAGGACTTCACAGCATCCAGCGTCATTGATGACAACATCACTGGTCTGGTCGGTATCGAGAACAACTCGTTCCTTGAAGCCCGTAACATGTTCGACAGCGACCTCCCGGTTACCTTACCGGACGGGTCAACCTTCAGCGTCAACGACCTGAGGGACTTCGACATGTCTCGGATTATCCCAGCGTACGACCGTCGAGTTAACGGTGATATCTCCATAATGGGCGGTAGCGGTAAGACCACGAAGCAGCTCAAGGACGAAATCATGGCGTTAGACAAGCGGGCCGAACGTAAGGGGCAACTGAAGGGTGAAGTGGAAGCGCTGAAGGACACCGTTAAGATTCTCACTGGGCGTGCTCGACGTAACAACGATACAGCCTTTGAGACGGCTATGCGTTCCCTGAATGACCTAGCGTTCTTCGCTAAGAACTTCTACATGGGTCCGCAGAACCTCACAGAGATTGCTGGGATGTTGGCTAAGGGTAACGTTAAGGCGATGCTGCACGGTATCCCAACGTTACGTGACCTCGCCACCAGAACCTCTCCGGTGTCGGGTAGTGAACTTCGTGAACTCCATGGGGCGCTGTTCGGTAAGGAACTCGACCAGTTAATCCGTCCGGGACGTGAGGACATCGTACAGCGAATCCGTGAGGCGTCCGATACCAGTGGAGCCATGGCGTCAGTCATTGGTACCATCAAGTTCGGCACTCAGGAGCTGTCGGCTCGTTCCCCTTGGACCAAGATGCTGAACGGTACGGCCAACTACATTCTGGACACTGCCCGTCAGGGCGTGCTCGGTGATGTGGCTGGTGCAGCCTTAGGCGGTAAGGGTTCCAAGTTTGGCAAAGAGAACTTCCTCAAAGCTGCCTCTATCAGTCCTGAGCAGTGGAAGGGTATCAAGCAACTCTTTGTCGACCACGCGACTCGTGACGCTAACGGTCAGTTCAGTATCAAGGACAAGAAGGCTTTCAGTCAGGACCCGAGAGCGATGGACCTGTGGCGTCTTGCCGATAAGGTTGCCGACGAGACCATGCTGCGCCCTCACAAGGTATCTCAGCAGGATTCCAAGGCGTACGGTGCTGGTGTCAAGATGGCTATGCAGTTCAAGAACTTCACCATCAAGTCACTCAACGCTAAGTTCATTCGGTCCTTCTATGAGGGCTACAAGAACAACCGAGCTATCGACATGGCGTTGACCCACATCCTGTCTCTGGGTATCGCCGGGACTTACTTTGCGATACAGGCACACGTGAAGGCTTACGGCCTCCAAGAGTCTCAGCGTAAGGACTACCTGAAGAAAGCCTTGAACCCGACCATGCTGGGCTACGCAGCGTTGACTCGAAGTTCCCACACTGGCGCACCGCTGTCCATCGTGTCGCTGATTGCTGGTGCCGCTGGGTTCCAAGACGCTAACATGCTGCGCTCCACCATCTTACCTAAGGAGGAACAGTTCCAGAAGAAAGGTGGAGCGTCCAAAGGTCGAGCCGAGTCGAGCAACCTTGCGGGTAACTTGGGGTCTCAGGTCCCGGCTCTGGGTTACGTAGGGAACGTCATTGCTACCGCTAAGAACGCTTATGGTGTTGCTACAGCACCCAACAAGCCGACTGAGCGAGACTACATGACTGGCCTGATGAACTCCACCAAGGAGCTTGTGCCTAACGACCCACTGACCCAGCAACTCATCATGAAAATCTATGAAGCAAACGGTGTGACCATCAAGCAGCAGCCAAAGCCTAACTAATTAGGACACACTATAGGGAGACCGATTGGTTTCCCTTCCCATTCAACTTAAGGAGGTCACGATGGACCAAGAAATTAAAACAGTCATCCAGTATCCTACAGGGGCAACTGAGTTTGACATCCCGTTCGACTACCTGTCCCGTAAGTTTGTCCGCGTATCGCTGGTGTCTGACGACAACCGCAGACTGTTGAATAACATCACCGAGTATCGATATGTGTCTAAGACCAGAGTCAAACTGCTGGTAGCAACCACAGGTTTCGACCGTGTGGAGATTCGTCGGTTCACGTCGGCGTCAGAGCGAGTGGTGGACTTCAGCGACGGTTCTGTATTACGCGCCAACGACCTTAACGTCTCACAGCTACAGTCTGCACACATCGCTGAAGAAGCGCGCGATGCCGCACTGCTGGCAATGCCTCAGGATGATGCTGGGAACCTTGACGCTCGCAATCGGAGAATCGTCCGGTTAGCTCAGGGTGTCGATGGAACAGATGCGGTTAACAAGAACCAGCTGGATGAAACTCTAGGGGAGGCTGGCGGTATCCTCAGCTCTATCAAAGATACCCAGAAGGAAGTTGTGGACTTCATTGAGGAGTTCGCAAACGACACTGGTGTGGTGCGGGGTGTTCGCGTTGTGTACAACAACGGTTCAGCCAACGGTGGTGAGACATCCTTCGTCATCAATAAGGAGGGACCTGTACTGGCAGTGCCGCTGCTGGAAATCAACGGGTCGACTCAGACAGAGGGTTGGCATTACGACTATACCCCAAGCACTAAAACTGTGCGGTTGGTAAAGCCGCTAGAGGCCGGTGATTTCGTGGTTGCCCAAGTTGCTTCCAGCGTAACAGACGTTGAGACTGCCCTGCGCGGACCTAACGGTGCATCCATGATTGGCATGCCCCAAGGCGGCTCATTGAAACAGGCAGTGACTTGGCGAAGCATCTTGTCGTTTGGCGCTGTTGGTGATGGCTCAACTGATGATACGGCTGCCTTCCAAGCGGCGTGGGAAGCTCCAGATGTGTACATCATGATTCCTACTGGCTACCGCTTCGTGGTTACCGCCCCAGTCGGCTCATTGACTGTAGGCAAAGCCAAGCGGTGGTGCGGTGAGCGCGGCTCAGTCATCATTACAAAGGGCTTAGGTGGTTTCCACCAGACTGGCCTTGGGTGGGGCTTCGAGGGAATCCGCTTTGTCCCGCTGGCATTGGCCCCCATGGCCACAGTGCCGTTTGCCATTAAGTCAGGAACCGTGGACAACAATAGATACTCATCAATCGTAAGCTGTGAGTTCCGTGGGTATACCTCGGGGCAGCGTTACGATGTGGCGGTTGACCTGTATAACGTGTGGTACTCCAAAATCGAGAACCTGTACATCAACCAGTCTGGTGAGGGCGACTTCTCTAAGCAATCCTTTGGTGGCATAGGCCTCCGTATGAGTTACTGTGTCAACAATAATATCACAAACTGTCAAATCGGTAGCTGCACAACGGGTATGCTCGTCACGGCTAACACTCGACCAGTTCCTGCCGGTGGGACAACGCACTGTTGCGAGGGGCTGATTATCCATGCCAACACCATGATTGCCAACAAGTGCAACTTAGACGTCCGTGAGGGTTACTTCATCAAGGTGACCAACAACGTGATTGACATCCCGCTCTCATCAACGGTTAACCCGGTGTACTTCGCGGCCATGTCCTCACAGCTCACCGATAACTGGATATCTACCGCCACAGGCACAATCTACATCGGTCGAGGCGAGAGTGGCTTGCAGGCTTATGACGGCAGTACGAACGTAATCTCTCGTAACACCATCCGTAGCTCAAGCTCAGCGACTCACGCCAATATCCGTGTGGGGGCTGGTGTGGGCCTGCTGAATATTATCGGTAACACTATCACATTCGGTGGCACCGGAATCTCAGCTGACGGCAGGTCGTCTGGTTGGTACATGTCTGATAACATCTTTGCGGCGCAGAGCATTCAGGCCTATGATGTACATTTGGTCACAAACATGCGTGTTGGCACCAACAAGGTGTATTCGGCGGGCAAACCAACCAAGTCCATTCACTCCAGCACCGTGCTGACCCCCACCACCTTCAGTGCGTTTGCTACGGCTGACCTCGTGGATGGCGCAATGGGCGAGAACAAGATTACAGGACCGCAACAGTTCAACATCGCCGTTCCTGAGGGTTACTTTGTGGGGGCACCTGAGTTCGCCATCGCTAATCTGGCCAGCGGAAGAATCTTAGGCGTTGCCCGGTACCTACGAAGCGAGTCTAGCGCTACATCCCTGCGATTCTCATTCGTGAGCATCGGCGGTCCGATTGTCGCTGGTAACTATGCGTTCAGTGTAATGGCCTCAGACCTCGCCTCATCTTTCTAAAGGAGAACTACATGTTAGACATTCTGAATCAACCGAAAGGCTCAACCATTGGTGTGCTCAAGGATGGGCGCACTGTTCAACAGGCCATTGATGACACGGTGGCCTTACCCCACGTTTCCCCCATGTGGCAGAAGGTTCGCAGCGCAATGGATGATGTGTATATCGTCATCATGGGCGACTCTACAGGGAACGAGACGTTCGAATGGGCGTACCAGTGGGCCGCTCACCTTGCACAGACGGTCAAGACCCACTCCATTCGGTATCGCTTATGGGTAGATGGCTCAGGGTGGCAGGGAGAGGAGCGAATGAGTACAGGAACAACAGAGCGGTCCATCTTCATTGATAACGTTTCTGTTCCGGGCAGCACTGAGCGTTACTTCCAAGGGTCGGCTACTGGCAACATCTTCAACTCCGGTCGTGTGTATGACTTGGTTCTCCTCAACTATGGACACAATGAAGGGACCAGCGTTCCGTCCATCACCATTAGTGCCGGGTTCACTGAAGCAATCTTCGCGTGTCGCCAGATTAACCCAATGGCACCTATAGTCGTAACAGCACAGAACCCTCGCCGCGACTTCCCTGACCACTCTGCCCGCGCGGTAGCGTGTTGGGCCGATATAGCTGGTGTAAACGGACTTGGTGTTATTGACGTGTACTCTGCGTTCATCAAACTTGGCTCACCATCTGAACTGTACATCGACATGATTCACCCTAACGCTGAGGGTCATAAGGTATGGCTTGAAGTTGTGAAGAAGGCGCTTAGCGATACCCCAGCTTACCAGTTCGACAAGGTGACCGAACCCTACAGTGGTCCGCTTCGTATGAACCTAATCCCAAACCCTGCGTTTGTGACATGGGGTGTTGATGTCCCGGCTCTGTGGGAAGCCAACGCAGTGACTGTGACTCGGGACCTATCCAGACGCGAGAGCTTTGCGTACTCTGTCAAGGTAACATGTACTGACGTAAACAGTCCTCTCCTCTATGTTGACCTGTCGGATACTTTGACTGCCTCTCGTGGTCAATGGGTAACATTCGCTGCCCGAGTGTGGAGGCCTTCTGGAATCTCAACGAACGCTGGTCGCCTTCAGATTAGTGGCAGCGGAATGACCGCCGTTACGTCTCGCAGCAAGGCAAACGAAGCTGAGAACGGGTGGATGTGGGCGGTATGCCATGCGTTTGTACCTAAGGGGACCACATCCCTACAGGCTCGCTTCTTGGGTGGTACTGTTGTGGGTGATTCCTTCAACGTTGACCGTGTGTGGTTCGGTATTGGCAAGGTACCTAGCGACATCGACTTCATGGGTCAACCAGCGGTAACTCTGGCAGATTATTACCAAGCCGAGAACGTTGGGGTACCTGTGGGCTACGACACTCAGGTATCCGTGGATGGGAAACATATTGTGGCAACCCCAGTTACCTCCAAGGCCAGATTCTTCATTAACATTAACTACCTGACACCGGGGCAGACCTACAGGGTCACTTGGTCAAAAGCCTCCCCGGCTAATGGCTATGCTTACGCCCGGTCGTCTGGTGGTGGGCTTGGTACGGTTCTGGATACTGTTCGTCTATCTGCCGGGACCACGAGTACGTTTGTGGCACCGTCTAAGACCTGCTCGTTCGTAATGGAGTCCGACGGTATAAACCCGCTCGATGTAACCATCGCGTCCATCGTTAAGGTATAAGGAGGTAACATGTTGTCCCTAGACTTCAACAACGAAGTTATCAAGGCGGCTCCCATTGCGGGGGTCGCTGGGGCCGATGGTGTAGCGAGGCTCTTCTGGGGCCTCTCACTCAACGAGTGGTTCTACGTCGCGGCAATCGCCTACACAGTGGTTCAGATTGGTGCCAAGGTAGTCGACAAAATCATTGACTGGAAGAAAGCAAATAAGGAGTAACATATGGACCTGATTAAGTTCCTCGAAATGTTAGACACTGAGATGGCTCAGCAGATGCTCATGGACCTGAAGAATCCCGAGAAGCGAACCCCTCAGCTGTACAACGCCATTGGTAAACTACTGGAGCGCCATAAGTTCCAAATCTCTAAGCTGACCCCTGACGTTAACATCTTGGGCGGACTGGCTGAGGGTCTGGAGGCTTACAACTCCAAGGTGGGTGAGGATGGTCTGACAGACGACGATAAGTTCACCCTACAGTGATATACTCAAGGTACTACTACATGTAGTGCCTTTATGGATGTCATTGCACTACGCTAGGCGTTCCTACGTGAAATCTGAGAAACAACGGGAGGCATTATGCTGGAGTTCACAAAGAGAATCGTCCCGTATCTTGTGGCTATCATGGTGTTTGCCTTCGGGTGGCACTTGGGGTCACAATCTACGGACGCTAAATGGAAGGAGGTAGTACAGAATGAATACGTTAAGAAGCAAACGGCTAGAGCTGAAACTCAGAAAGAGATTGACGCAGTATCGGCTAAGTACCAAGCAGACCTTGAGGGGCTGGAGGGCAGCACTGATAGGATTATTGCTGATTTGCGTAGCGACAATAAGCGGCTGCGCGTCAGAGTCAAACCTACCAGTGTCGCCGCAGGACCAGACGGTCGATGCCTCGTTGATGGTTCCGTCGAACTACACGAAGCAACTTCTCGAAGTCTTATCGCAATAACCCAGAAGGCCGACCTCAAGGAGAAGGCCCTACAGGATACAATTCGCAAGCTGCAAGGGAAGGGAGGTGAACATTGAGTAACTCTCAGCAAGCCAAGAACGCCTTAATCATTGCGCAACTGAAGGGTGACTTTGTCGCCTTTCTCTTCGTGCTCTGGAAGGCCCTGAACCTGCCAGAACCAACCAAGTGTCAAATCGACATGGCCAAGTGTCTGGCGAACCCAAAGAACAAGAAGTTTATCCTTCAGGCTTTCCGTGGTATCGGGAAGTCGTTCATCACGTGTGCGTTCGTAGTGTGGACCCTATGGCGTGACCCTCAGTTAAAGATACTGATTGTCTCGGCCTCTAAGGAACGTGCGGACGCTAACTCCATCTTCATCAAGAACATCATCGACTTGTTGCCTTTCCTGAGTGAGCTTAAGCCTCGCCCCGGTCAGCGTGACTCCGTGATTAGCTTTGATGTAGGCCCTGCCAAGCCGGACCACAGCCCGTCAGTTAAGTCTGTGGGTATTACGGGTCAGCTTACTGGTAGCCGTGCCGATATCATCATTGCGGATGACGTGGAGATTCCCGGTAACTCTGCAACACAAGGTGCCCGAGAGAAACTCTGGACGCTGGTTCAGGAGTTCGCCGCACTGTTGAAACCTCTGCCGACTAGCCGTGTTATCTATCTGGGGACCCCTCAGACCGAGATGACGCTCTACAAGGAACTTGAGGACAACCGTGGGTACTCAACGATTATCTGGCCTGCACAGTATCCTCGCTCCAAAGAGGAGGACCTGTACTATGGCGACCGTCTGGCTCCGATGCTCCGCAGTGAGTACGATGAGGACAAAGAGGGTCTCAGCAGTCAACCTACTGACCCGGTTCGATTCGACTCCATGGACCTTCAGGAACGTGAGGTGGAATACGGCAAGGCTGGCTATACGCTCCAGTTTATGCTCAACCCGAACCTCAGTGACGCCGAGAAGTACCCGCTACGCCTTCGTGACGCTATTGTGTGCGGTCTACAGATGGACAAGGCCCCAATGCATTACCAGTGGCTCCCGAACCGTCAGAATCGCAATGAGGAGCTTCCTAACGTGGGCATGAAGGGTGACGAGATTTACTCCTTCCATACAGCCTCCAGTAACACTGGTACGTATCAAGGTAAGATTCTGGTCATTGACCCCAGTGGTCGCGGTAAGGATGAGACCGGCTGGTGCGTACTGTACACCCTCAACGGGTACATCTACTTGATGGATGCTGGTGGTACTCGTGGTTACGAAGAGAAGTCCCTTGAGTTCCTCGCTAAGAAAGCTAAACAGTGGCAGGTGCAGACTGTGGTATTCGAGAGTAACTTCGGTGACGGTATGTTCGGTAACGTGTTCCAGCCTGTGCTCCTGAAGCACCACCCGGCGCAACTTGAAGAGATTCGTGCTCGTGGTATGAAAGAGGTCCGCATCTGCGATACCCTTGAGCCTGTACTGGCAAGTCACCGCTTGGTCATCCGTGATGAGGTTATCCGGCAGGACTACCAGACGGCACGTGACGCAGACGGTAAGCACGCTCTGAAGTACAGCCTGTTCTACCAGATGACCCGTATGAGCCGTGAGAAGGGAGCTGTGGCACACGATGACCGACTCGATGCGTTAGCATTGGGTGTCGAGTTCCTACGCTCTACGATGCAGCAGGACGCTGTGAAGATAGAGGCTGAGGTACTTCAGGAGTTCTTGGAGCACCACATGGAGAAGCCTCTGAGTAACATCTCCCAGTTCCGGGCCACCAGCAGCAACGGTGTGGACATCCGATGGGAAGACGACGGGGACGACTCTATGTTCATCGCATGGTAACTATGCAGGGATTGTGCATAAGGATTCATTAGGCCACGGAAGGCCACTTTGAGGAAACTCCATGTATAACAGACACTTGGAATTAGGGCCCACTATAGGGAGAGACCACTCAAAGATTACTATAAGACAACTTAAAGATTCATTCATATAGTTATTCACTTTAAGTCTCCTTAAAGGCAGAGGGTAGTGATGATAATATCACCCTCTCACTATAAGACACTAAGAGCCAACATAAGGAGGACCTATGCGCTTATTGTTAACCTTACTGCGCCATAGGACTACTTGGCGATTTCTGCTGGTACTTGCTGGTGCCCTTGGGGCTTCACTGGTTACTCAGCAGCAACTCAGTGGACTGGAGACTCTCGTGTGCTCTCTACTCACTTGTAGCGATTAGGGTCTTCCTGACGCGCTAGGGATTCCGTAGTGATGCTTATCAGCATACACCACTCCATCCCTCTACAGTCAATACTTAAAGTTAACCTTAGGTGATTCACTGGGTCTACCTATGGGTCTATGCAATGACCTGAGGACTACCTGAGGTTACCTTTAAGAATATTGCACAAAGTTCTGAGTGTACATCTCACAGTTTACACTTTTGGTTATCCCCCCGGTACCCTCCAGTTCACCTTCAGTAACCATAGGCCACCCTAAACCTTCGGTTTAACCTAGGGTGGGACCTTGGGGAATCCTTAGGTGATACTATATGTTGGGGCTGTGGTGGACATTGGGATACTATATGTTGATGTCCCTGTGTCCCTATCTGTTGGTACTCATTAAGTCACACCTTGAGTCACCACCTGAGGTAACCACCTGAGGTAATACCTGAGACCATATACCTTAGGTTAACCGTGAGTCATCACTATAAGGCTATTGGGTAGTCATTGTCAATTCATTCTATTAGGTCACACTATAGGGAGACACTTAGAGTATTACTTAGAGACCATTACCAATAAGAACACTATCACTATAGGTCTAACTAAAAGTTTAACTTTAAGTGTTGACATTCAGAATCCGTTATGAGACATTAGCAACCGTTGAGAGACACAACGTCACCAACAACCAGACAATACCACGAGTTATCTGGTTAGACTGAGGGTCTCAAGTAGCTATCAACCGGCATACGAAAGTGGTTGACTCAACGACGAACGAGTAGTAAGATGTACCACAGATTCACCGCTCTTTAACAATATGGATTAGTCGAAGCTGATATGTACACCATGACAATAGTGTTTAACTAGTGGTTACATTCAGGTCTCTGGCAAGGTACGTCCTGTCACCCTGAGAGTAGCCACGCCGATAACCACTAACGTAACATCGAGGATACACAGCATGGAAATCGTAATGCAGGCACTGAACCACGGGGTCATTATGACGACAGCACGGGACTACACCGGGGCCACCAAATACATGGTGCAATACGGCCTACAGTTCACGGTGTTTGACTCATTCCGTGAGGCACTGCAAGATTACACAGATTGCGTCACCCATTCGCAAGAGTGTGGCGACTAGTGTTTAACGACAGGTCATCCGAGAGGTGGCCTGAAAGATAACCACTAACCGAGGGATATACATCATGATTTACACCAAAGAGCCAGCTAACAAGGTATTCGTGTTCGTTACCGCTTATCGTGGCCATGAGTCGCTCGAAGTTAACGAGAAGATGCTCAAGGGTCTCATTAAGACCATTCGCACCTATCCGGGAGCATATGGCAACATTCGTGATGAGCACGTGCAAGGCTGCTTTAAGGAAGATGGTATGCCTGCGGCAACACAAGAACGCACGCTCAAGGTCGAATGTACTGAGAAGCAAGCCGCAGAGCTGACTTGGCTGGCCTGTAAGACCTACTCGCAGGATGCTGTGCTGGTGGTGAACTCACAGACCCATACAGCCGCGCTATGGTCTATCGAGGACGTAGGCGAGTACCCACAGGTCTACCCACGCTTGAAAGAGGTGTCCTTAGGTGGCACGCTGCAACAAGTGGACGCACCAAAGGGCGAATGCTATTCAATCATCGATGGCCAATACTGGGAGGTGGTCTAATGGTTAATTATGGCCTCACTCAGGCAGACATTAGGCATTACCGCTGGTTGCTCTCACTAGGTAAACCGCACGACTACCTAATGATTCACCTAGCGCAAACCTACCGCACACGTAAGGTAATGTATGCTAACCCTGTTCGTAATTAGCGTGTACGCCCTGATTGTCCTGTACTTTGTGCGGGACTTTCGTAAGGGTCTCAAGGTACACAAGGCATCATTCAGTTACATGAAGTGGGGCTTCTTGCCTCGCTTTACTGTGCGGCTGCCCAATGGCCGCTTTAAGGCAAACAAAGTAGGTATTTTCTACATCGCAACCCATTGACACACACACCATAAGGAAACAACCTAATGAACTACACCGACATGCAAGAACGCTTAGACGTCATCCGTAACCTGCCAATCTGTGAACTCGACAAGCGCCAGCCGCTGCTGGTAGCACTCATGGCGGACATTGTGAACTGCGAGACGTCCGACGGTGACGATACGGACAGCGATTGGGGTCTGGAACGTCAGGACTATTGGCAAACCCTGAAGATTAAGGCCAAAGATGCTGGGTTTAACCTACTGGGCAATGGTCACTTCAGCGCAGCGTTTAAGCATGAGCTACTGCCGGGTAAGGTCATTAAGGTTGGCTTTAAGAAAGAGGACTCAGGGGCCGCCTATGTGGCTTTCTGCCGGATGCACCAAGGCCGGGTAGGGATTCCTAACGTCTATCACGTAGCGCGTCACGCTGGCTGCTATACGGTGGTTCTGGATGAGCTGGAACCATGCAATCGCCGCGGTAACCACTTGCACGACCACTACGCAGACCTCGCGTACTACTTCGTCGAGGGTGAACCGGACCAAGAGGATTACGCAGAGGCTGACCAGCCATTCATCGAGACGTGCCAAATGATTCGCAAGTTCTTCTACGGGATTGCGTCCTTTGATATGCACAGCGGTAACATCATGTTCACCAAGGACGGCAAGCCAGTGATTACCGACCCGGTGTCATTCTCAGCGGACCGGGACCGGGAGCCTTTCTCATTGGAACCTGAGGACCTGCTCGCAGAGATTGAGCAGATAGCGCACGACAAGATGATTGAACGCTGTAAGCGCAACAAGGCTAAGCGTAATCCTCTGGGGACCTTTCAGAGAGACCGTAAGCATATCAACAAGGCACGCAGACAACGCGCCAAGGTCAGAGCACGCCACAGGAAGGAGCGCGAGCGTATTAACGCTGAGGCCCTAAAGTTCGACCTTGCGAAAGTCGAGAAGCGGGTACTGGCATGGCAGGTGGGACCCGGCCTAGCGATACAGCAGGGAAAGCCTTTACCTATCGATAACTACCTTCAGGGTAGACTCATGGGCTAACAAGGTGTATCTTAGGTGTCTCCACAGCGAGGCACCAATAGATAAACTTTATTCACAAAGAGGCATACAATGAACGCATTAAACATTGCACGTAATGACTTCTCAGAGATTGAACTGGCCGCTATCCCGTACAACATCCTCAGCGAGCACTACGGGGACAAGCTGGCACGTGAACAGCTGGCACTTGAGCATGAAGCGTACGAGCTGGGCGAGCAGCGTTTCCTGAAGATGCTGGAACGTCAGGTCAAAGCAGGTGAGTTCGCTGACAACGTGGCCGCTAAGCCGCTGGTCCTAACGTTGCACCCGCAGCTGACCAAGCGCATTGACGACTGGAAGGAGGAGCAAGCAAACGCACGTGGTAAGAAGCCTCGCGCATACTACCCGATTAAGCATGGCGTGTCCTCAGAGTTGGCCCTCAGTATGGGAGCTGAGGTACTCAACGAGAAGCGCGGAGTGTCCAGTGAGGCAATCGCGCTGCTGACCATTAAGGTAGTCTTAGGGACGCTCACAGACGCCTCTAAGGCCACCATCCAGCAGGTATCCTCTCAGTTAGGCAAGGCGCTTGAGGATGAGGCCCGCTTCGGTCGTATCCGCGAGCAGGAAGCCGCATACTTCAAGAAGAACGTAGCGGACCAGCTGGACAAGCGCGTAGGTCACGTGTACAAGAAGGCATTCATGCAGGTTGTGGAAGCCGATATGATTTCCAAAGGGATGCTGGGTGGAGACAACTGGGCCAGCTGGAAAACCGACGAGCAGATGCACGTGGGGACCAAGCTGTTGGAGCTGCTCATTGAAGGCACTGGTCTGGTGGAAATGACCAAGAACAAGATGGCCGATGGCTCCGACGATGTGACCAGTATGCAGATGGTCCAGCTGGCTCCGGCCTTTGTGGAACTCCTGAGCAAACGAGCGGGAGCACTCGCAGGTATCAGCCCTATGCACCAACCGTGCGTAGTCCCTCCGAAACCTTGGGTGGAAACCGTAGGCGGTGGCTACTGGTCAGTCGGTCGTCGCCCGCTGGCACTGGTGCGTACCCACTCCAAGAAGGCGCTACGTCGCTACGACGATGTGCACATGCCTGAGGTGTACAAAGCGGTTAACCTCGCGCAAAACACGCCGTGGAAGGTGAACAAGAAGGTGCTGGCGGTAGTCAACGAGATTATCAACTGGAAGCACTGCCCGGTCGGTGACGTCCCAGCGATTGAACGCGAAGAGTTACCACCGCGTCCGGACGATATCGACACCAATGAGGTGGCACGTAAGGCATGGCGCAAGGAGGCAGCAGCGGTCTACCGTAAGGACAAGGCCCGCCAGTCTCGCCGTTTATCCATGGAGTTCATGGTCGCGCAGGCCAACAAGTTCGCTAACCACAAGGCCATTTGGTTCCCGTACAACATGGACTGGCGCGGGCGTGTGTATGCTGTGAGCATGTTCAACCCACAGGGTAACGATATGACCAAGGGTATGCTGACGCTGGCCAAAGGCAAGCCAATCGGTCTCGATGGGTTCTACTGGCTGAAGATTCACGGTGCAAACTGTGCAGGCGTCGACAAGGTTCCCTTCCCTGAGCGCATCAAGTTCATCGAAGAGAACGAAGGTAACATTCTGGCAAGCGCAGCTGACCCACTGAATAACACTTGGTGGACTCAGCAAGATTCACCGTTCTGTTTCTTAGCGTTCTGCTTCGAGTACGCAGGCGTCAAGCACCACGGTCTGAACTACAACTGCTCGCTACCGCTGGCGTTCGATGGGTCTTGCTCTGGGATTCAGCACTTCAGCGCGATGCTCCGCGATTCCATCGGTGGTCGTGCGGTTAACCTGCTGCCTTCTGATACCGTGCAGGATATCTACAAGATTGTGGCCGACAAGGTTAACGAGGTGCTCCACCAGCACGCTGTCAACGGGTCTCAGACGGTGGTCGAGCAGATTGCTGACAAAGAGACTGGCGAGTTTCACGAGAAGGTGACTCTGGGCGAGTCCGTACTGGCTGCGCAGTGGTTGCAATATGGTGTGACTCGCAAGGTCACTAAGCGTTCGGTCATGACGCTGGCATATGGTTCCAAAGAGTTTGGCTTCCGCCAGCAAGTTCTTGAGGACACCATTCAGCCTGCTATTGACAACGGCGAGGGCCTGATGTTTACGCACCCTAACCAAGCGGCTGGCTACATGGCTAAGCTGATTTGGGACGCTGTGACCGTGACCGTAGTGGCCGCTGTCGAGGCAATGAACTGGCTGAAGTCTGCCGCTAAGCTGCTGGCTGCTGAAGTCAAGGACAAGAAGACCAAAGAGGTGCTGCGTAAGCGCTGCGCAATCCACTGGGTAACACCTGACGGCTTCCCGGTGTGGCAAGAGTACCGCAAGCAGAACCAAGCCCGCCTGAAGCTGGTCTTCCTCGGTCAAGCCAACGTTAAGATGACGTACAACACCGGGAAGGACTCAGAGATTGACGCACACAAGCAGGAATCTGGCATCGCTCCCAACTTTGTACACTCACAGGACGGCAGTCACCTGCGCATGACCGTAGTGCACGCCAACGAGGTCTACGGGATTGACTCCTTCGCACTGATTCACGACTCCTTCGGGACCATTCCGGCTGACGCTGGGAATCTCTTCAGGGCAGTCCGCGAGACGATGGTCAAGACCTACGAGGACAACGACGTAATCGCTGACTTCTACGACCAGTTTGCTGACCAGCTGCACGAGTCTCAACTGGACAAAATGCCAGCGGTCCCAGCCAAAGGAGACCTTAATCTACGCGATATCTTAGAGTCTGACTTCGCGTTTGCGTAAGGTCTCAGGCAATTAGGGCACACTATAGGGAACCTTCGAATGACCGAGGGTTCCATTACTTAAAGTCTTAACTTAAAGAATACTTAAAGAGGCACACCATGACTTACTCACTCGTTGTAACCATCTTGTTAATCATCATCACAGCACTCTTCCTAATCACCATGCGCAATGCGCTACGTGACGAAGAACGATTAGAGCGCAAGGTACGAGAGGCCAACTCCGCGTTTAACAGCGAGTCCTGCAAGGTCCTGCGACTGGCGGATAAAGCTGACTCGCTCAGTAGACAGGTTCGTTACTTAGAGGGCGAGCTTGAGAGCGAGAAACAGAAGGTGCGCGATGTGAACGAACTGCGGAGCCACCAGCGGGAACGCATGAAGTTCTTACGTAAGTCCCTCAAGGAAGCACAAGACGAGCTGATGATGGTCTCCGACCTGATTCACGTTAAGTTCACCGCTGTGTTGCCGGACGGTACCCACTCTAAGACGCTCTTTAAGTTAGGACTTGGGCCGTGTGGTCTGCACGTTAAGTCCCTCCGCTGGACCGAGCTGGATGACCGCTATCTGATAGACCAGCTGTGCACCAACGGTGAGCGCAAGCAGTTCGTCTACTACAAGAGTGAAGTGGTAGGGCGTATTGAGTTCCGCCACGGTAAGATTTAATTAGGGCACACTATCAGGAACATACTCAAGGTCATCACGTTTGGTGGCCTTCATGAATGTCCCTTACTATCACAATCAGGAGCAACACCATGTATCAGAACACAATCAACTTCGAGCGCAACCGTGAACGTCAGCAGACCGAGGGTTATATCCCTAAGGGCCGCAAGTTGAACAAGACGCAGCGCGGTGGCGGCGTGAAGGGTTCCTTCCGTAACGCAAAGGGTGACAGCGTTGTTAACCAAGAGAAATACTTCGTAGGAGCGTAACAAATGGCTACGGAAAAAAGATGGCTTTTCGATGGGAGCACCTCACAATGGTCTCGTTTAGGAGCAGCTGAGCGTAGACTGCTGGATACGACAGGACTGCACGTGGTCATGCTTGACGACCCATTCACTAACACCGTACTGTTCAACGTGTTCGAGCCACGCGGGTCACTTCTAATAAGTAAGCGGTTCAGCCACTGGTCGATTGACTCAGCGTCAGACTGGCTGGCAAAACTCGCAGCCGACTACTCAAGCTGGCAGTAATTAGGGCACACTATAGGCAGACTCAAGGTCATCGGATTCCGGTGGCCTTTATGATTGCTTATTGCACACTAAATGAACACTACACTTCGGAGACATCATCATGATGAACATTAAGACTAATCCATTTAAGGCCGTATCGTTCGTTCGCTCTGCTATCGAGAAGGCGCTGGAGACTTCCGGTTACCTCATTGCAGACACTAAGCACGATGGTGTACGCGGGAACATTTGCGTAGACAACACGGCTAACGCAGCGTGGCTCAGCCGGGTCTCCAAGACCATTCCGGCCCTTGAGCACCTCAACGGTTTCGACCAGCGCTGGCAGAAGTTACTGAAAGATGACCGCTGGATTTTCCCTGATGGCTTCATGCTTGATGGTGAACTTATGGTCAAAGGTGTGGACTTCAACACCGGGTCCGGCCTGCTGCGCACCAAGTGGCTCAAGAAATACAACATGGAGTACCACAACGTGCCAGTAACACCAGACATGCTGAAGCCTCGCAAGGTTGGCGTTGCTAAGCGTGTTCGTACCGAGTTTAGACTATCTGCCGCGCACCTCAAAGTTGTCCTCTACGATATCATTCCGCTTGACATTGTCGAGTCCGGCGATGACTACAACGTGATGACCCTCCTCCGCCTTGAGCACGTCAAGGTAGCCTTACCGGTCCTACAAGACCACTTCCCTGAAGTCGAGTGGTGCCTCTCAGAGTCCCATGAAGTTTACGACATGGACGAACTCGATGCGCTGTACCGACAGAAACGAGAAGAAGGTCACGAAGGTCTGGTGGTTAAGGACCCTCAGGGTATCTATAAGCGCGGTAAGAAGTCCGGCTGGTGGAAACTGAAGCCAGAGAATGAGGCTGACGGTGTCGTTGTGGGACTAAACTGGGGAACTCCGGGTCTTGCCAACGAGGGCAAGGTGATTGGCTTCGATGTTCTCCTTGAGTCTGGTCGAGTGGTATCCGCCAACAACATCTCTCAGGTACTTATGGAGGAGTTCACCAAGCGCGTCAAAGAGTACACCACCGAGTGTAACGCCAACGAAGCTGGGTGTTGGTACATGAACCCTTACGAGGGATGGGCGTGCCAAATCAAGTACATGGAGGAAACTCCAGATGGTTCTCTGCGTCACCCGTCGTTCGACAAATGGCGTGGCACTGAGGCTGACCCTACCACCAAGATGTAATTAGGACCCACTATAGGAGACACCAAATGTCTATCAACCTGATTCTAATCATCGTGTTCATCCTTGCGGCTATCGTGTGGTCAATGAACGACGAGCCACCTAAAGGAGCATAAACCATGCGCTTACACTTCAATAAATCCAACGGTATCTTCTCGGTTCGCCGGGAGGACCGCAGCACTGTAGCAGCCACTGAGCGCCACGGTAAGATTCCACGCATCGGAGACACCTTCGAGCTGGCACCCAGTGTGCACATCTTGATTACTCGCGGTCTCTACGAATTGGCTCAAACTAAGAGCCGTCCTTTCGTACCCGTTGTGGTAACCAAGTGGCCGCGCCTGCGCCTGCTCTGGGAGCGTATCAAGGAGGTCGTAAATGACTGAACGTGAAATTCAAGTGGTGGACCTGCTGGTTGAACAAAACACTGACCGCCCAGACTCCACAACGTGCGCTGATGGCGTCACATGCTACAAGGTAGCGTGCAGCGAGTGTCCGCTAGACGTCAAAGGCACGACCATTGGTGAGGTCCGTGCAATGAAGGACAGCAAGGCCACAAGTGTAGATGACGACGGTGTCAAGCAGCCAAGTCACTACCAGCTGTTCGAAGGTGTCGAGGCCATCGAGGTGATTGCTCGCAGCATGACCCAAGAGATGTTCAAAGGGTATTGCCTCGGGAACATCCTAAAGTATCGCCTGCGGGCAGGTAAGAAGTCCGAGCTGGCTACCTTAGAGAAAGACATGGCGAAGGCCGCTTTCTATCTGGAGCTGTACACCAAGCACAAGGGTCTGTGTTATGACGCCAAGTGAATGGGCAAGAAAGATGTACGAGAAGACGCTCGACCCTGCGTACATCACCCTGTATAACATGTGGAAGGAGCGAGAAGATGCAAAAGTTCGTCGTAACGGTCGAGACAGCTAACGCATCGTACGAACTCCCGGTACACGCTGGGTCTCTTGAGGAGGCCCTAGAAGTTGCCGAGGCGGAGTACGAAGAGTTAGGCCAAGTGACTCGGGTACGCCCGGATAGTCATTAGGACACACTATAGGGACACAGGTTGTCCCTCTTTCTGTTATAAACCAAAGGAGATTCATCATGGCATTCGCTAAGAAGAAAATTTACACCACCAAGATTGGCACCTGTGAGCCGTACGCTTACTTCAACAAGCCTGACTATGGCGGTGAGGGTTTTGAGAACCCACGCGGTACCTACAAGGGTTCCGTAACGTTCAAGAACGAAGACTGTCAGGAGCTGGTAGACCTCATTGTTAAGACCCATGAGGAAAACTACGCTGCTCGTCTGGAAGCGCACGAAGCGAACCCGCCGAAGGTTCAGAAGGGTAAGAAACCTCTGAAGCCGTACGAAGGCGACATGCCGTTCTTCGACAACGGTGATGGCACCACCACGTTCAACTTCAAGTGCTACGGTTCGTACGAGGACAAGAAGACTGGCGAGACCAAGAAGATTGTTCTGGGCGTAGTAGACGCGAAGGGCAAACGCATTCAGGACGTTCCGATTATCGGTGGCGGCTCCAAAGTGAAGATTCGCTTCTCGCTGGTACCTTACGGCTGGTCTGCGGTAGCTGGCGCTTCCGTCAAGTTGCAGCTGGAAGGTGTGATGCTGGTCGAACTGGCTACCTTTGGTGGTGGCGAAGACGACTGGGCTGACGAAGCCGTAGAAGGCGGTTACGAAGCGGACGAACCTCGCAGCCGTAAACCTCAGGAAGACCCGGAAGACTGGTCTGGTGAGGAAGAGGAAGAGGACGAGGGTGAAGCCGAAGAAGACGATGACTTCTAATGGCTGGCTACGGAGCCAAAGGGATTCGGAAGGTGGGTGCCTTCCGGTCTGGCCTTGAGGACAAGGTGTCCAAGCAGTTAGAATCAAAGGGCGTCACGTTCGACTATGAACTGTGGCGCATCCCTTACGTTATTCCTGCGAGTGACCACCTTTACACTCCAGACTTCTTGTTACCCAACGGTATCTTCGTGGAGACTAAGGGTCTCTGGGAAGCCGAGGACCGCAAGAAGCACCTACTGATTCGTGAGCAGCACCCGGAGTTAGACATCCGGTTAGTGTTCTCTTCGAGTCGCACTAAGATTTACAAAGGGTCGCCCACCAGTTACGCTGAGTGGTGCGAGAAGCATAACATCTTGTTTGCCGACAAATTGATTCCCGTAGACTGGCTGAAGGAGCCGAAGCGTGATGTACCGTTCGGCAAGTTCAAACAGAAGAAAGGAGCAAAGTAGTATGGCTAAGGTTCAATTCACTAAGCGACATGAGACCTCTCAGATTTTCGTACACTGCTCTGCCACCAAGGCAGCCATGGACATCGGTGTCCGTGAGATTCGCCAGTGGCACAAAGAGCAGGGCTGGCTGGACGTAGGGTATCACTTCATCATCCGCCGTGATGGCACCGTTGAGACGGGCCGTGACCAAGATGCTGTGGGTTCTCACGTCAAGGGATACAACTCGACTTCTGTCGGTGTGTGTCTGGTTGGTGGTATCGACGCTAAGGGGCAACCTGAAGCAAACTTCACGCCTCAGCAGATGAGCGCACTGAAGGGACTTCTCCACGAACTGAAGGGAACCTATCCAAAGGCCGTCATCATGGCCCATCACGATGTAGCACCGAAGGCTTGTCCTAGCTTCGACCTACAACGCTGGGTGCGAACGGGCGAACTGGTTACTTCGGACCGTGGGTAAACATTAGGGCACACTACAGGGAGACAATTACGTTTCCCTGTTGTCGCACATTCTGTATAAATTATGGTCAGGCTAAGGTGCACTTGGCGTAGCGCTGCGTTTCATTCGGGTTCGATTCCCGGACTGACCACACCAACGGAGATTACCCTTATGAACAACTTAAAGGACTTCGACATAATCCCACTGCTGGCGTACGGCGTACTTGGCCTGTGGTCGGTTACCTTCCTCATAGCGTTCTTCATGTCGTGTGTTGACGGGACGGCTTTATGAGTTACGGAGACAGTCGAGAAGATGGTCAGGAGAGTATCTTCCTGTTCCACGCTCCGTGCGAAAACTGTGGTTCTTCTGATGGTAACTCAGTGTACTCTGACGGGCACGAGTATTGCTTCGTGTGTCAACACCGGGTTCCCGGCTCAGAGGAACGTACCGAAAAGTTATCATCGAGAAGACCCAAAGGAGGGAATTACGGGATGAATACACAAGGCTCAGGACTATTGGTATTCGGCGAGAGTGACGGTCGGTACACTGACCTGACCGCTCGTGGTATCTCAAAGGCGACATGCCAGAAGGCTGGCTACTGGGTCGCCAAGGTCAGAGGGACCGCCTATCAGGTGGCCGACTATCGTGACCAGAATGGCTCCATCGTCTCCCAGAAGCTGCGGGACAAGGAGAAGAACTTCTCTACCCGAGGGTCTCACAAAGGGGATGCACTGTTCGGTAAGCACCTATGGAATGGTGGCAAGAAGATTGTCATCACCGAGGGTGAAATCGACATGTTAACCGTGATGCAACTTCAGGACTGTAAGTGGCCTGTTGTTTCTCTCGGTCACGGTGCGTCAGCCGCTAAGAAAACTTGTAGTGCAAACTATGAGTATTTCGATAGCTTCGACCAGATTATCCTGATGTTCGACATGGATGAGCCGGGTCGTGCAGCTGTTGAGGAAGCCGCTCAGGTTCTCCCTCCCGGTAAGGTCCACGTGGCCGTGCTGACCGAGAAGGATGCCAACGAGTGTTTACTCAAGGGCAAAGGTAAGGAGGTTCTCGACCAGATATGGAACGCGGCCCCATGGGTACCTGATGGTGTCATCGGTGCGATGTCCATGAAGGACCGAGTGCGTGAGGCCATGACCAGCGAACAAAGCGTAGGATACCTTTTCTCGGGATGTCCGGGACTGAATGACCGAACCTTGGGTGCACGTGGTGGCGAAGTCATCATGGTCACTTCTGGGTCAGGAATGGGTAAGTCTACGTTCGTTCGCCAGCAGGCCCTAGGGTTCGCCAGAGGGCAGGGTCTGAGGGTAGGCATGGCGATGCTTGAGGAGTCCGTAGAGGAGACCATGGAGGATGTCTTAGGGATTGCCAACGGTATCCGCTTACGGCAGCAGCCTCGGGAGTTCAAGCAGAAGCTCATTGAGGACGGTACGTACGATGAGTGGTTCGATGAGCTGTATGGCTCCGACCAGTTCCATCTCTACGACTCCTTTGCGGAAGCTGAGGTTGACCGCCTGCTGGCCAAGCTGCACTACATGCGCACAGGGTTAAACTGTGACGTAATCATTCTGGACCACATCTCAATCGTAGTGTCAGCCTCGGATGAATCCGACGAGCGCAAGATGATTGACCGACTCATGACCAAGCTGAAAGGGTTCGCTAAGTCAACCGGAGTGGTACTTATTGTTATTTGCCACCTGAAGAACCCTGAGAAAGGTAAAGCTCATGAAGAAGGACGTGCTGTTTCCATTACTGACCTGCGTGGGTCTGGGTCTCTGCGCCAGCTCTCTGATACTATCATTGCACTTGAGCGTAATCAGCAAGGGGATATGCCTAATCTTGTCCTCCTTCGTATTCTCAAGTGTCGCTTTAATGGTATTGGCGTTGGCATTGCGGGGTACATGGAGTACAACGAAAGGACCGGACTCCTTGAACCGTCTAGCTACACTGGCGGAGAAGGAGGGGGAGATACTGGCTGGGAAGGCCACGAAGAAGACGACTACTAAACGTAAATGCAATGGTGCGTACTGCTGGTGCGCCCATGACCCTGAGTATCAATAACCGAAAGGAGAACCATCATGTTTAAACTTATCGAAACTTTGGGCCGTCTGGTCATCGCGCTGTATATCCGTGAAGCCAAGGCACTGGACAAAGCGTCCAAGGTGGAAGCGAAAGCAGCCGCTAAGCTGGCTAAAGCAGCCGACAAGGCACGTCAGGCATCTCTGGATGCAACCGCAGAGGCAGCTAAAGTTGCCGCTAAAGCTCAGAAACTTAAGGAGTTCTTCTAATGACTACCAAAGCTAAATTCCCCGGCAACACCATTCAGCTGTCCGACACCGTTGACCAGTGGGGCCGCAAGGTTCACATCAACGTTCGCAACGACAAGGTCACTCTGGTCTACCGCTGGAAGGCAAAGAGCGACAACCGTGCGCATACTCAGCGTGTGACCCTAGACGATGTTCAGGCAGCTCGACTGCTGGCATCCGTAGCCGTAGCCGCGACTGTGGCTGTGGGTGAAGACAAAGTTCGGGAGGCGCTCCTGACAAAAGAGGTCGGCGAAACGTCCTTATGTCTGGCCGCAGCGTCAGAAGCCAAGTGATAAACTCAAGGTCATTACTATATGTAGTGGCCTTTATGATTATCACACACAACATATTGAGAGGACATTACCATGCGTAAACCCGAAGAGATTCGTAAAGAGATTGAAGCGCTGAACAAAGAGCTGGCTGAGGCCAAGACCTATGAAGCCAAGCGTGACGCTGCCGTTCACATTCTGGAGAACCTTGGGTGGACCCACAGTGGTCACAAGGGCTGGCAGAAACCTGCACCAAAGTGGAGTGACTATAAGGCCCCTCTGAAGGCTGGTGACTTGGCAACTTGGGAGGATGGGTCCATTGGCGGTACCATCTACATCCGCAGTGTTGGCGACAAGTATGCTCAGGTGTCACACGTTCGTGGGATTAGCAGTCTAGGCGCTGACGTAGTTAACGGTAGCTTTGCCGTCGAAAAGAGTAAGTTAACCGTGCGTCCACGTGAGTATTTCATCGGGCGTCGATAAGTAACAGGAGACCACTATGTTAGTAACCGATATCGAGGCGAACAACCTCTTAGAGAAAGTCACTCAGTTCCACTGTGGTGTCATTTATGACTACAGCACGGACGAGTACGTATCGTATCGACCTTGGGACTTCTCAGCGTATCTCGATGCGTTGGAAGCTGAGGTGGCTCGTGGTGGTCTCATCGTATTCCACAACGGTCACAAGTATGATGCCCCGGTGTTGACCAAGCTGGCCAAGCTCCAATTGAACCGTGAGTTCCACCTTCCACGTGAGAACGTAGTGGACACGTTGGTCCTGAGTCGTTTACTGTTTGCGAACATTAAGGACTCCGACATGGCCCTGCTGCGTTCCGGTAAGTTACCCGGTAAGCGCTTCGGGTCTCACGCTCTGGAGGCGTGGGGTTACCGCTTAGGTGAGATGAAGGGTGAATACAAGGACGACTTCAAGAAGCTCCTTGAGGAACAGGGAGAGGATTATGTGGATGGTGCTGAGTGGATTAGCTTCAACGAGCCAATGATGGCGTATAACGTCCAAGACGTTGTGGTTACCAAGGCACTCTTAGAGAAGTTGCTGAGTGACAAGCACTACTTCCCCCCGGCTGCTGGTTGCGGGGATAACTGGTGGATGCACGATGCTGTGACATTCTGGCAGTATTCCTGCGAGGCCGTCTGGTTGGAACACCGAGCCGCTTGGTTACTCGCTAAGCAGGAGCGCAACGGATTCCCGTTCAACACCAAGGCCATCGAGGAACTCTACGTTGAACTCGCTGGTCGTCGTTCTGAACTCCTTCAGACACTTACCGACACTTTCGGAACTTGGTATCAGCCTAAGGGCGGCACTGAGTTATTCTTACACCCGCGCACCGGGAAGCCTCTGGGTAAATACCCGCGAGTGAAGTACCCGAAGCAGGGTGCCATCTACAAGAAACCCAAGAACAAAGCTCAGCGTGAGGGTCGTGAACCCTGCGAGCTGGACACTCGGGATTACGTAGAGGGCGCTCCGTACACACCAGTAGAGCACGTTGTGTTCAACCCAAGTAGCCGAGACCACATTGCTCTCAAGTTGAAGGAAGCCGGATGGGTGCCTACAGAGTTCACCGATAAGGGTGCACCTAAGGTAGACGACGAGGTCCTTGAGCACGTTCGTGTGGAAGACCCAGAGAAGCAGCGCTGCATCGACCTCATCAAAGAGTACCTGATGATACAGAAGCGCATCGGTCAGGCGGCTGAGGGAGACAAGGCGTGGCTACGTTACGTTCAAGAGGATGGTAAAATCCATGGAAGTGTTAACCCTAATGGTGCAGTTACAGGGCGAGCAACGCACAGCTTCCCTAACCTTGGTCAAGTTCCGGGCGTTCGTTCGCCGTATGGTGAGCCTTGTCGAGCAGCGTTCGGCGCAGAGCATCACTTGGACGGACTTACCGGAAAGCCTTGGGTTCAAGCAGGCATCGACGCCAGTGGACTCGAACTCCGTTGTCTAGCACACTTCATGTCTAAGTACGACGACGGGGCATATGCGGATGTCATTCTCAACGGTGATATCCATACAGTCAACCAAACGGCGGCTGAGTTGCCAACACGTGATAACGCC